TGACGAAATCAAAGAAACTCACGCAGAAGGTGAATTATCTTTTGACATGCCGGACTATGCAGTCTCCGGTAAAACAAAATTGTTAAAAAATACGCTTGGTTTTATTCCTTGCGTTGAGATCTTCAATAACCCCAAAGGCTTTGCTAACGACGGTGTTGGCGAGTTTGATGCATTAGCCAATCACATCGTCACGCATGACGAAATGGTTCGCACCATGCGCAAGAACGTTCAGTTCTTTGGTAACCCCACACTACTGTCATCTCGTCCCAAGACGGACTTGATTGAGGCAGGTGGTGATTCTACGGTACAGCGTCCTTCTATTGCAGCAAACTCTGGCTTCACCAGCCCTGCATCCTTGAGTGCTTCGATGTTCAAGGCTGATCCCGTCAGTCGTGGCGTTGATGGACAGATTCGAGTGCCAAGGATCATTGCAAACCTGGAGCCGAATGACCGTGTTGGTTACATTGTTCCAGATGCAATCACTGGTGACCAAAATCAATTTGCCCGTCAGTATCGCGAAGAAATTCGCACTGCACTTGGCGGTGTGGATGAACTGTCAATTTCAGCTGGTGTTACCGCAACTGAATACAAGTCACTATTTGGTCGTGTATCAGCAACATCCAAGAAAAAAGCAAATGCTATTTACACGTATGGCATCTGCCGCTGCCTTGAGTTAATTATTTATCAAGAAGAACAACTCTTCCGTCAATCGTTGGCGGCTGCAGCAGGTATTGAAAAGCCAGTTGATCTTCCTGTTGATGCACCAGAAGAAGAAATTGCTGCCTACAGGGAAGCAATGAAAATCTTCAATGATCAAGTCAAAGAGATTATGATGGCTTGCGTGGAAACAAAAATGATTCCGCCAGGCGTTCTTGGGTTAATCCCCGATGGCGATGTCACGATGCTTTGGCGTTGGACAGGTCCTGTGTACGAGGAAACCACTCAGGACACACTTAATAATTCTATTGTGGTTCGCAACCTACAAGAATTAGGTGTTGATAGCATTGAAGCACTGAAATACCTCTTTCCGTCTAAGACGGATGAGGAGCGGGCCGAGATGTTATCTGGGTTCCCGTTCAGGATGGTGAATGAATTGCAGAATGCTTATTCTCAATTCGCCAAATTGGTGGGGGGGATGATGCAGACTCCTCACCCTCAATCACCAGACTTACCGATGGCTGCTGATCCTCGTCTGGATCTGACACCCTATCTGTATCGAACCTTAGAAGCTTTACAAAAGGAGATGAGTTATGCAGGACGCTACCGTCCAATCGATCCCACAGACGAGCCAAGCACCAGCAGCAGTAGCCCCAAGCAGCTACGTGATGGCGGCACCGGCACCTCAGGCGGCACCGGCCAGCTACCAGGCAGCTCCAGTGGCTTATCAGGTGGGTACCAGCTACCCCCAAGCAGTACCACAGGCGAACCCCAGCTACCAATCCGCCCCTACTCAGTACGCCCCCCAATCCCAACCGGCGGAACAGGCGGGGAACCCGTGGGAATCGGCGTTCAACAAGGTGGTGAATCTTCTGAGCGCACCAGTTCAATCCCCGTTCCAGGGAGCACCCTCGCAGGTGCCGACACAGTATACCCCGGCGAACTACGGACAAGTCAGCAGCCCAGCTACGCAACAATCGGCTCCCCAGACTTGGTCGCCCAACCAGGATTACTCTCCCAATTATTCCCAAACCTCTTCGAGTCCCTCTCTGGAGCAAATCGCGGATTACCTGGGGATGGGGCAGGAAAGCCGCCAAGTAATCGACGCGTTCGGAATCGAGGCACCCGCCGTACTAAATAACTACGCCCTTCAACTCGAAGGGATGCTTGATAGTGCTGTTGCCTGGGGCGAGCGTGCTCAAAACTTAATCGCTGGCTATGCCAACTTTGCGGTCAACGAGCACCAAGAGAACCTGGCCTACAACGAGATTCTTACCAATCCCGATGTACTCAGCGACTACACCCTGAAGTTCTTTGGTCCTGAAGGTCCGTACCCCGTGTACGAAAACGAAGCAGAACTGGAAACCCGTGGTTATCCCACCACCTCTGCTTATGGCCAAGTTGGTGAGTTCCCCGCTCCTCCCGCAGCTGCTGCTCCTCAGCAACCTGAAAACTTCTGGGGCAACTTCAGCGAGATCATGAACCGTGATCCCCAGAACGCCTGGCGCGTCCTGAACCAAGCTCAGCCTGCCACTGTTGCAAACAAACTGTTTGTGATGGAGTGAGGCCATGCCTGTTGCTGGTAAATACGGACAAGTATTAAACGCAGCAGCGAAGAACCCTGCCGGCGCCTTGAAAGCTTCTGCTTTAGGTGCCGGTCTTCTTGGCGCAACAGGCTCTGTTCTTGGAAACTTGACAGACAAAGAACAAGGCGAGGGCCCTCTTCGTATTCTTAGCGAAGCAGCAAATGCTGGAACTCTTGCCGCTATCCCCGGTTTAGTTCCTGGTTTTGCCGCCGCCGCTCTTGGTTCGGTGCGGCAACCGGGTATGGCACGTAAAGCAGTGAACGCTGCTGGTTCTGCGGCAAACATACGTCGTGGTATTGCAAATCAAACAGCATTAGCTACGGCAGCTATTCCGGTTGCTGCTGGACTTGGCGGATTGATGGGCGGTGGCTCTTCTAATTTGTACAACGCCATCGGCATCCCTGGTTTCCAAGCAGGAATTAACCCTGAAGCTGCGAACGGTTCCAGTAATATGCAGTACGTCTAATTTTGTATTCTTAACTAAAAATTAGATCCTGCTAAAATTTGTCTTAGATAAGACAAAAACTTGTCTAAATCTTTCACCCACAAGTCCCGCGACTCTGGAGGATATTAAAAAGTGTTTCTTGATACCGATTTCCCAAAAATCTTGGGTGCGGAACTTTACCGTCCCCACCCTGCTTACATTGCCGAGATGGCTGTGGAGCCCGTGGTTGTCCACGACTTCACTCGCCAACCCGGTCAAACCGTTCAGTTAGACCGCTACAAGTTCTGGGGTACCCCTGGTACTAAGGACAGCCGTGAGCGTATTGCCGACCAAACCATCGGTACCGCTAACAGCCGTAACATCACCAAGGAGAAAGTCCTGGTGGTGCTTAAGGAATACACCGGTCCTGCAGACCCCGGCGATCCGACCCAGCCCTCGACCTTCAAGATTGCTCGTGAAACCCTGATTACCGCCCAGCGTCTGCTGCTGGACACCGGTAACCTGAACATGTTCCACCAGTCCATCGGTAGCCTGACGCTGCTGGATGACTACCGTCGTTGGCGCGACCGCGTGTTCATTGATGAACTCGCCAAAGCTGAAGCCAATGGTGCCGCGTCTACCACCCAAGGTGGTTACTACTTCCCTGGTGGCAAAGTTAAGGATTCTTCTGGTCGTATTGCTTACACCTCTACTGAGTACGACAACGAAGTTCAACAGTTCCAGGTGCGTACTGACCTGCTGACCGTTGTTAAGGACCTGCGCAAGCGCAACGTTCCTACTTACGCTGATGGTCTGTATCGCTGCATCTGCGATCCTACCTTCATGATGCACCTCCGGAGGGACCCCGACTTCCGTGAGATTGCCCGTTATGCTGGCAACCCCGGTCAGGGCATGTACATGGGCAACCCCGGCATGCCTAACAATGCCAGCTTCTACATGGGTCCCCAAGCTGGTCAGGGTTACTTCCTGGCTGGTGAGCCTGTGATGCCGACTGGTGTGCAGTTTGAAGGCGTTAAGTTCTTCGAGTCGACCAACTTCCCGACCAAGAACGTCAACACTTCCTTCGCTGGTACTGGTGGTACCTACGCTTCCAAGGAAGTGGCTCAGGGTTACTTCTTCGGTCCTCAAGCCATTGGCGTTGGTATCGGCGGCCCGAACGCTCAGGTGCTCATCAACAACAACGATGACTTCAGCCGTTTCATCATCCTTATCTGGCAACTGTACGCCGGCTTCGAAATCCTGAACAAGGACTTCGTGACCACCGCGTTCAGCTATGTGCAAGATGACGGCACCATCTGATCAATAAACAATAACTAAACTATAGGAAAAATAAATGACCTATTTGTCCGCTAAGAAAATTTATCCCGGCAACTGGGCTGAACCCCTGAACGGCTGGTATAAGAACATTGATGTCGTTGCTGACGGCACTAATGACTACTCCAAGGGCGGCCCCACTTCGGTGCTGGCCATCCCTGGCTATCGCTACTTCCAGCAGCGTGGTTATGTCCCTGTGACGACCACCTCTGGTTCTGGCGTTGCTGCTGCTGATGTGATTGTTCCCTCGCCTTACCGCCAGGACGACACCCGTCCCGACATCACTGGCATGGTGATCTCTGGTTCTAGCACACTGCCTGCTTATGTGTATCGCACCGCGATCTCCGTTGCTTCTGGTTGGGGCGATGGCCGCGTGGCTTCTGGTGTGTATGCCGCTACCGGTAACGTGATCTCGTTCGGTCGCGTGAGCTCCAGCAACCCCACTGCCGCTTCTGGCGTGGGTGAGGGCGTGATTCAGGCCAACCTGACTTCTACCGTTTCTGGCACCCAAGCTGGCGAAATCTACTTCGCTGGCGGTACCGCTGGTTATGGCACCAACCCCTTCCTGACCATCACTGGTGCAACCGGTGTTGCTCCTGGCACTGTTAACTACTCCGCCACTTCATCCACCACCCTCAAGGTGTTCGCCAAGGAAACCGCCAACAGCACCACTACTTCCGGTGGCTTCTACATCTCCAGTGGCGATGCAAGTGCTGGCCGCACCGGTTACCTGGTCGTGGAAGTGTGCTACATCCAGCCTGATGAAGCTCCTGGTTACGAAGACATCGACGGCTACCTGACCGGTCGCACTGTCAGCTGATTAGGGTAAACTAGGACCAGAGATTAATTCCCTGGTCCTTATGTTGTATCAGCACAAAAAAACTGGCGCACGTGTCAAGGTTGTAAGCGAATGGGATAACGGTGATTGGTTCATGGTCGAAGACCAAGACGGTCGCCTTTATACCGTTTACAAGACAGAGATTGAGCTTGACGAATCTGCTACTAAAAAAGTAAAGACTCTTCAAGTTAAAGATCGTGCAGCGCAAGAAGAGCCTCGCACCTTCCCTCCCGATACCCGGCTAAATGTAAATTCAGCCACCGCCCAAATGATCGCTGATCACATCAAAGGCATTGGTCTGAAGACTGCTCGGGAAATTAAAGATCTTCAGATGTCTTTATCGGGTGAAAGATTTAACAGTCTTGAGCAGTTAAAGCAAATTAAACGGGTGGATTGGAATGCTGTAATGGCTGCT